GAATTTACTAGGGACAGCAGCTGCAATAGCTGGAGCAGGATATGCAGGAAAGAAAATGCTAGATAAAGCATTTGAAGATAATAGTAAGAAGAAAGCTGCTGAGAAGAAAGAGCTAGATAAGTTCAATGGGAAGAAATCAGATGAAGCTGCTAGAGTAGAAAAGCTGAAGAAGTATACTGATGGTGATGAGAACGCACTAAAGTAAACAAGTACTAAGACCAGAAAGGTATGTCTAAAAACTGTCAAATCCATAAAACAAAGGTAGGACTCATAATGAGCAATCCAACTAACGAAAAAGAAGAACTAGAACTAGAAATGATAGAAGTGAGTTACTGGGCAAATAAACTAGATGATTTAGAATGGCTTAAGAACCAGAAACAGTTTCAATCATTAATCTTAGAAGGATACTTCAAGGATAAGGCAATAAATGGAGTAAGTCTATTGGCTAACGAAACAGTTAAACGTGAAGGTAAACGTGGAGATATAATGGAGATGCTAGTAGCTATCTCTAATCTTGAAGATTACTTTATGACTGTAATGCAGTTAGGTGCAGGTGCTAGAGCAGACCTGTTAGACAATGAATCACCAGTAGGGGAGTAACCAATGGAAACTCCAGAAAATGATGAATTTACAATAGATCCAGAAATGGAGCGTATCTGGAGAGAGGAAGAAGATCCTTCTTTCACAGAGATAAGAAGTACTATTCCTGAAGAGGAAGAAGATGAAGAAATCCTGGAACAACCAGAGGAACCAGCTGAAACTGAGGACTCCAAGGATGAAGTAGAAGTTGAAGAGACTGATGAGACTGAAGTAGAAGAGGAATCCACAGAGGATAAACCAGAAGCTACAGAAGAGAAAGCAGTAACTGAGACAAAGAGTGAATCATATAGAGTAAAAGCAAATGGAGCAGAGTATGACTTCTCACTAGATGAGTTGAAACAACTAGCACCTAAAGCTATGGACTATACTAAGAAGATGCAAGAAATTGCTCCTTGGAGAAAGTCGATCTCAGCCTTGAAAGAGTCTGGTATGGGAGAAGCTGATGTCAATCTAATGATAGATGCTCTAAAAGGGGATAAGTCAGCAATAGCAGAAGTATTGAAGAGAACAAGCATAGATGCACTCGATATTGATACAGAAAGTAAAGTTGAATATGAACCAAAGCAATATGGTAAAGATGAATCTGTACAGGCTATTGAAGAAATAGTTCAAAGTATAAGTAAAGATGTAGAGTATGCAACTACTGAAAGAGTCATTGATAACCAATGGGATAATGCTTCTAGAGCAACAATGGCTAAGAATCCTGAAATGATAAGAGCACTACATGAAGATGTCAAGACTGGTATCTATAGTAAAGTAGCTCCTATAGCTGAAAAGATGAAAGCATTAGGTGATGGAAGTAAATCGGATCTAGAGTACTATATGGAAGCTGGTAAACACTACTACAATGCAGTAGAGAATACAGCTAAAGTTGAAGTACCAAATGTGAATGTTAAACAGACAGACATAAAAGAGATGGCTGATAAACGAAAGGCTGCTACCCCTACTAAGAGTAATGCTGGGAAGAGGGATGTAATAAACTATCTAGATGATAATGATGAAGACTATGAAGAATGGTACAAGGCATTACAAGCTAGACAATAAGTCCTCTTAAGAGGCAAAGGATAAGATTATGGCTACAAATATTTATGGGAATGGTACAAATACAGCAACTGCTGGAGCAAATACAGTTGTACATTATTATGACAAAGCAGGTGTAAAAGCTGCTAATGCAGTAAACGTATATGGACAATGGGCTGATAGAAAGTCTATGCCATTAAACATGGGTAAGACATTCAAGATTTCTAAGTTCTTGCACATCTTTGATAGAGAATTGACAGATGGTGATTTTGCAGCTAAAGGTTATTTAACTGCTAGAAATATTACTGATGTAACTGCTGGTTTAGCTGCTACAGATGGTTCAGGTGCTTCTCTATTAGAAGGTTCAGGTGCTACTAACAAGCGTAGTATCAAGAAAGTAACTATGACTACTGCATTCTCACGTTATGGTGAAATGATTGACTATACTGATGAAGCAGCAATGTTCTCAGAAGATGCTCTACAAGTAAGATATCGTGAAGAGTTAGGTAAACTAGCTAACCAGAGATCAGAAGATCTTATTCAGTTAGATATGTTAGCTACTACAAACGTAATGTATGCTGGTACTGCTGCTGCTCTAGCTGAAGTAGGTCAAGATGCTATTGCTGATGGTTCTACAGATGCTCTATGTAAAGTAAACTATGACCTTATTCGTAAAGCATCACGTAAGTTGGTTCGTAACCGTGCAGAAAAGAATACTGATACTGTAACTGGTTCAACTAAAATTGATACTAGAACTATCAATAAAGCATTCTATGCTATCGTTGGACCTGAAGTTAAGTATGACTTAGAGTCATTAACTCGTGGTAGTACATATGAAACTGAGTATGTATATGTTCCTATGTACAAGTATGCTTCTGCTGCTAATTTAGCTGAAGGTGAAGTTGGTGCAATGCATGATGTTCGTTTCATTGAGTCTGAGTCTGCTGTAGTATATGCAGGTGCTGGTGCAGTTCCAATTCAAAACTATGTAGGTGGATTATCAATCACTGGTGCAACTGACTTAACGTCTGCTACTCCTGCTGATCGTGGTAACTTTGATGCATTCCCAATCTTGTTCCCAACTAAGGGTGCATTTGCAACTGTAGGTTTAAAAGGATATAATAAGATTTCATTCAATGCTCAGTCACCTGAGAAGATTGAACTTACTAACCCGTTTGGAACTAATGGTTTCTTCTCATACACAATGTGGTATGCTGGTATCATTCTTCAAGAAGAAAGATTACTAAAAGTTTTAGTAGCAGCTACAGCATAAGTTTTTCCCTCTTCGGAGGGATTCAATATAAATTATAAACAACCTTAGAGGAATTATTACAATGGAAAAAACAATAGAAGAGTTAAGAGCCGAAGCAGATGCATTAGGTCTAACATATAACCCAAAGATAGGTGCAGCTAAGTTATCTGAGAAGATTGAATTACACTATGAGAGTTTGTCTGCAGGAGACTCTGTTAAAGTGAAAGAAGAAGTTGAAGTAGTAGAAGATACTAAACCTACTGTGAGTGCTAAAGGTAAGTCTCAAGAGCAGATTATGAGAGAGATGGTAGCTGAACGTAAAAAAGCAGCTATGGCTACTAGAATAGTAACTATATCATCTAATGATAAGAGAGATAGTGAGTTTGTAACTACAGCATACTTAAGTATGGAGAACCAGTATTTTGGTGTAAGTAAATTGGTACCACTAGATATTCCAGTAGAGTTAGAGACATGTTTAATTACAGTAGCTAAGACTACAATGATAACTCTACATAAAGATGAGATTATAGATGGAAGAAGAACTGGTAATAAAGTTCCTCAGCATGTAC